GACTTTGAGTTGCGGCGTTTCTGGTACTTCCACTTCTGCTTCAAGGGTTGCTCCTGTATCATAATCCATTGGTTCAAGTGGGCCGTATTGCTGAATGTATCTTCCTAGTTCAATGAGAAGATTACGACGAGTATCCAGAGTGTAAGCGAGTGCGGCTTTATAGAACTCGCTCTCTGGACGATTGTTCTCTTGACCATCCTGTACAAGTTGCTGAAGACCTGGGTCAGAATCAATGTGAACGGCAAATGCGTGAGGTATCTTGTATTTTTTCATAGTGGTTGCTGAAGGTTGAACCTTTGCAAATTATGCAAAGATTGGCAAGGGGAATTTATAGTTTTGGCAACTTCAATTCTAACGCTTTCTTACTTCTTGCTTCTCTTGCGACTTCTGCTGATTCTTTTTTTGCGGCTTCTGGATTTAGAAGAACTCGTTTTGCTAACTTTCCAGCTACAGCGGCTCCAGGCACTCCTATTGTTTCTGCGGCGGCAGTAACTGCATTAATAATATTCTTCTTCTGTCCTTGTTCTGTTTTAGATGTTACCGCACCATATCCAGACATAATAACATTTCTTGCAACGTCAACAACAGGAATACCAGCATCTTTGTATAAAGCAATTGATGCAATAGAGCTTGCATAAGGAATCATCATTAAACCATCTAATACAAGTTTCTGATACCAAGTTTCTTCATCTTCTTTTTTATTTGTGTCTTTACCAAAAATTCCTTCTGAAATGTTTTTAACAACACCAGGCAGTTGCGTTTCATATATTCCAGCGGCGAGTACAGCCAAAGCTGTAGCTCCAGCTTTGGTATAATTACCTTGTTGAAATGCTGATGGAATATCATAACGCATCAAGCTCCAGCGTTCTAATGCAAATTGTTTGAATGCATTCATTGTTCTTGCCAAAGAAACATTGCCTCCAAATCCAGCACCCCTTCCTAAAGTTGGTTGAATGTCTTTTGGCAAAGTGCTTGATACAGTCCTACGCATATATGCCATAGCATTGTATGCGGCATCTTGATTAATTTCCCCTTCAAGAGTTGGAGGTAATCCCTTTTCCTCAAGATTCTTTAAATATCTTCCAATAAATACAGACCTTGAATTTAATTCATCAACAGCTTTTCCAAGAATAAAACCATATTTTTCCCCCATGCTCATGGTTTTTGCAAAAATTCCTTCTGGATCTTTCATAAGGTCTTTTTGCAGTTCTTGGAATGATTGTTCTCCAGCACCACGTTGCGTTACTTGTGGGAAGTTTTCCAAAAATGCTATTCCTTGTGGAGTATGTTGCAAATGAGTTCCCTTCCACCAGTTAGCAACTCCTCCTGCATTAACAAATCCTTGTGGAATTGCTGACATATGTTTGATGTTACTTACAAGATTAAAGAAGACTAGACCCTTGCTGGATGCTTGCCTTGCGTTATCTAATAATTCCCACCTATGTGTATTATTTCCTTGTCCATCAGTAACGGATGCAGTTAACCATTCTTGCAAAAGTTGTTTTCCATATTCTCCAAATTTTTGACCAAATTCTTCAGAATTTATTAACTTACTTGCATTCCTTGCAGTAGGTTGCATTTCTACAAGTCTATTTACATTGTACATATGACGTTGGAATACATCAAATGCATCGTATCGAATTGCTGGCTTTGCTCCCTTCTGTCTTTCAATTGTAAATCCTTGTGGAGTTTTAGCAGTATTTCTTCCAGAAAGATTACCAACAAGATTAGAAAATGAATCTAATTCTTCTTGAGAGATTTCTTTTCCAGTAGCTGAATCAAAGATAGGCTTATTAGGATCAATTTTATACTTTTCCCAATCTCTCATCCAAGGAAAGTAATTTTCAACTGCCTCAACAGGAACATTGTATAAATCGTGCATTGTCTGTTGCACCCTTGAAAGTGAAGAATCCAATGTCTTCCTCATGTAATCATAAGCAACTTTTTGCCCATCAGTAAGACCAGATGCTTTTAGATTTTTAATTATCTTTTCATCTACCCCACTTGCTAAAGCGGCTTCTTCTCCACCTTCCTGTTGAAGTTGAGCAAACAAACCAATCTTTTCCTCATCTTGATTGTTTAGTTTGTACTTTTTAATAATATCTTTCAAAGGAGAAACAACAGATGCAGTATTTCTTTGAACTGCATCATATGCGGCATCCATAGGAGTCCTAATATAATCAAACAATGGGCCAGAATAATTTGCCTTACCGCCCTGCAACATATCAAAAATTACATCTTGAGGAAGATGACCAATATCAAATGATTTTACTCCATTGTAGAATGTAGAAAGTTTATTTAGGAGTCTTTCTCTTAACGATAGTTTTTCTCCAGGTTGTGCTTTTAATTCTGGATTCATTTCTATTGGCATGGAATCTCCTGCCAATATTTCATCTTTCATCATGTTCAGCATAGCTTCTTGTTGAGCTTGCCTACTCTTGAATTTCATTCTTCCAAGTTTTTCAATTAACTTGATTCGTGTATTTAGATTTTCAAGTGTTTCTACTGGAAGATCCTTAATTGGTGTTTTACCAATTTGCTCTAACGCATTAAGGATTTGTTGAGGAATAAAAACATCCTTACCTTCTGCCTCCATTCTATTGAGGTAATCCCTTGTACTTTTAAGTTCACTAATCCTCGCTCCAGAGTAGTTTTTTAAATTGATGTCTTGAAGAGCTTTCTTGATTAAATTTTTGAACTGAAGATCAACCGATGGTGATTTCAATGCTCTTTGAGATGTTTCTCTAATCTCATCCATTACACCTTGGCGATAAAGTTCGGCGGCTCTTGCACGAATTGCCGTCATAACATTTGCGGCGTTTTTATACATGGTCATTGGATCACCATCTATTACGCTCGGACGTTTCAATGCCCTTGTGATTGCTCCAATGAATCGACCTCGTTCTGCTGGAGGAAGCATTTTTCTTACAAGTTCTGTAAGATCACGACGAATATCCTCTTGATTAAGAGACAGAATCTTGTCTGCACTTTTGATCTGACGCAAAGTATCTTTCTTTGCTATTTGTGATCCCTTTTGTTCACCACGCAAATATTCTGATAATGCCTGTGCTTTGGTAATACTATTGGCAATTTTATCTTGTAATCCAGATATTATTATTTGTGCGGCGGCTTTTGCTTCTTTAACTCCACGCTTGAATCCTGCTTCTCCTGCCTTTTCCTGTGCTCTCAAAGATCGTTTAAGTGCAGTTCTTGGATTAACTGTAGATTCTTGAGTTGGCTTTTCTTGAACAGGAACTTTGCCGCCATTTGCAGTTTCAAATTCATTAATAAGTTCTCCAGCCCTTTGATATACTTCTGGAATCTTTTCTGGATCAAGAGTTGGAATCTCTTTTAATATTTCAGCAGAAAATCTTCCAAGTTCAGTATGTCCATCAAGCATAGCTTTAGCACCAATGATGGCATAGCGTTGCATGAACTCTTCCAACGAGGCTCCTCCAACTCCAGTTGTTATTTTCTGTTTTTCTTGATTTGCAAGACCATTGATTAAAGAACGATCTTCTGGAAGAAGATTCTGACCAATTGTAGTAGGTTCTACTTCTTCTTTCGGGATTTCCCCGCCTTCGAGAGGGCGATTGCCACCGCTTGTTTCTGTGGCTTCCCTGCCTTGATTTCCGTCTTTATGTTCTGGCTGATTACTTTCTTTGACTTCCCCTGTTTGAGTGGCATCTGATGTTGTTGGTTGTGCTTCAGCTACAGGAGCTTCAGCGGGTTTTGTTTCTACTGGAGGAGTAGATAGAGTAGGTTCTGCTGGAGGATTTGCTGGAGTAGTAGCCTCTGGAATAGCAGGAAGATTGATAACTTGATTAGAACCTTCAGAAAATGTACCAGCAAGATTTTCAATTTGTTGCTGTTTCTGATTAACAGCGGGGTTTGGTGAAGGAGCAACTTGTGGTTCTGGCCCTCCAGATTTATTTTGAAGATCCTTTTCTTGATGGAACTTACTTAAAATTGCACCAATAATAGCTCCTTCTAGCTCTTCGCTTCCAGTAATAGGCTTTGGCTTTTCTTTAGAAAGACCTGTTTCATATGCACCATACTCTAATCCATAACGAATTGGCCCCATCAAAGTACCACCAGCAGCTCCACCAGTAATAGTTTTTGCAATCTGTGTTGCAGCAGCAGTAGCTCCTGCTTCATCCATTGTCTTAGCAAAAGTAGTACCCATATTGTATAGGGACTTTATTGCCATTGGAGCTAGTAATAGATCAGAAGTTCCATGAACAACATTAGGGTGAGCTTGCTGTTCCTGTTCAATTCTTTGACGAATACCAGCAAGACTTTCAAGTTGTTGAATGCCATAGGAAAATGCTGCTTGTGTTCCAAATGTTGTAGCAACAGCTCCTGCTCCCCCTAAAATAGGGCCTCCAATCCCTGTTAATCCTGTAGCTACTGGCCTTGCTAGCTGTTCTCCAAGTATTAGCCCAGGAGCTTGTTCTACTATGGTTGATCCAGCAGCGATTGCTGCTCCCTGATAATCATAAGGGGCTTGTTCTTGTGTTGGTGGAACTCCATGAGTAGGTTCTGGAGTAGCAGCAGGGGCAGCAGCAGAAGGAGGAGTAATTTCAGTTGAACCAACTACTTCTGGTGCTTGCGGAGGTTGTGCAGCAGGCGTGGGTTGAGGAGCTGGAGCAAGATTAATTGGAGATCCCGTCTGTTCTGGCGTAGCAGCAGACGTTGCTGATTGTGATGATTTCCCTTCTCCACTATATTGCTTAACAAATGCATCAATAGGATCTGATGCTTGTTCAGTTTGTTTTTTTTTAAAATTTTGATTTCCAAGAACAACGGCATTACTTCCCTTTCCTGTTAATTTATTGTAAAAAGTACCTACGCTTCCTGTCCAATCAGCATTAAGATGATATGGATCATTTGCGGCTCCAACAGGAGAATAAATGCTACCGACCTCTTGAATAGTAGATGCACCTTTATATGGCCCCGTAGGTCTAGCTAGAGTAGCGGCTTGTTTTTCTATTGATTCAGCAGGAGATGCAAATCCATACAAAGGGCCAGATGCATTGGAAATTCCCATTGCATTGTTACCTTGCCTAAATGCTTTGGATGTTCCACCGCCAGTTTCATTCCATGCAATAGCCGCAAGGAAGTTTGGATCTATTCCATGTTTATTTCCACTTTCTTCAAAGTCTTTAGCGTAAGGTTTTAAGCCTTGTGGCAAAGCATCTATGTTAATACCATTTCTAGTATTTTCAGAAATATTTACAGGAGTTTCTGATTGTTTTGGGGTTGTATCATTTGATGCACCACCATTATATTGTGCAATAAAGGCATCAACAGGATCGCTCATAGGATTAAAACCTACTCATTATCATCTGATTCGTCACCATTAATCAAATTCATTGCATCATTGTTTTCACCTTCAGAATCAGAAGAAGCAGGAAAAGAAGATGCCGCAGGAAGTTGACCAGAAATTCCGCTAGTAGATGATTGACTTGAAGATGAAGTAGATTGAGGTACTTGCAATAGATTTGCTGGCAATCCACTAACCTTTTGAGCTTGATCTAATGGTGCTCCTTTTTTTATAGCTCCACGCAATTTTTCCAATTGAGATTTTTGATTATCTGTTAATGCATAATTTGAAGGATCGTTTAATGCATCTTCATATGCTTTTTGAGCACTAGATAATTTAGTCTGATCAACATCTCCATATCCAAAAAATGGCTTTGATGCTGACTGAACAGCTTTTTGTAAATCAGCTATTTTCTTTTTACCTTCATAAGAATATGGAATTCCAGGATTGCTTATTCCTATTTGAGATGCGTGTTGAGCAAATTGAGATAATGTAGTAGCCGCATCATTATAAGAATCAGCATCTTTAGCAGTATCAAGTTTTTGTTTAAGAGCGTTTTGAATTATCAACCCATTCTTATCAGCATTCATTAACTCTGCACCATTCATGGGTTTGTTAACGGGATTCTGCATTTTGAACTGCCAGAGTTGTTTTTGATGATCAAAATTAGATTGTTCTCTAGCCAATGCATTGTCCCTTTGAGCACCAGTAAGTTTACTAATCTCATCAAGTCTATCTTTATGTCTTTCCTCAATATTTTTTAATTGATCAGCGGCTTTAGTTTGTTGAAGCTGAACAGCCGCATCAATTCCCATTTGCTTTGTATCGTATGCTCTTGCGTAATTGAGGTTTGCAACATCTTTTGCTCCAGCAACACGAGCATTTACAGCAGACATTCTTGCATCATTAAGTGATTTAGTCCTTGCCATTTCACTTGCTTGAACTGCTCCATTCATCATTGCATTTCCATAATGAGCTATGATTGGAATCTGACCAGCAAGACTAGCGGCTTGTGTAACTTCTCCAAATCCAGAAGTATCTCCAGAAGCAATCTTTTGTAGCCCTTGTGTATATTGATTTTGAATTACAGGCAATGCCGCACTTGCCGCTTGAGTTTGTGCATGGGTAGTAATAGCTTGACCAATCTGCTGACCAAGACCAGCAAGTTGATTTGCGGCAAATTCATTACCCTGCTGAATATTTCCAAAGTTGTAGTATCCGATTGGCATATTATTATGAGAATGGGTTGCCAGAATAGGCCATGCCTGGGTTTATTCCTGCATTGAATCCTCCACCACCAGAGTAAATAGATGGCAATGCAGATGATTGTTGTGCAAATGCAGTAGTATTATATGGATTTACATATCCAGTACCAAGCTCTGTATTAATTGCACCCTGTGCAGGGTTGTAAGATGCGGCATTTGATAATCCTCCATAATAATTAGCAGTATTTAATGCACCTGCGGCAGTTATTCCTAAACTACCTAAACTGCCTAATCCTTGTTGAATTCCTTGCAATCCAGTTTGCTGTGCTTGGTACTGATTCATTGCGGCTTGGTATTGATTCTCTTGACCTTGCATTGCCAAATTAGATTGACCAGTTGCAATTTGAGATGCTTGCAATCCAGCTTCCAATCCAACGGTAGGTGAAACAACCATTTGATTTGCTAATTGTTGCCAAGTTGGTGCGGCACTCAAACCATATTGAGAAAGACCAAGACTTGTTTGCCCTAGATTACGAGCATAGTTCTGTGGAGCTTGTCCACCTCCGCTAAAAAGATTAAATCCACCACCAAGATTCTGAGCTACTTGCCTGTTAATCTGTTGCTGAACATCTTGTGGAATTTGACCTTGAATGTATGAATTAAGCTGATTAAGTGCGGCTTCTCTTTGTGCAGATGAACCTGGAGTTACAACATCTTGATTTGAAACATTTGCCGCTGTTCCACGTTGGGCAAAATCAATTCCTTCATTAGCGGCTTGATTGTAAATTTCTTGTGCGTTTAACAGATTCTGTTGAGGATTTGCATACTGATTGAAATTTGGTGCACTTGGTGTTTTCTTTGTTGCTCCATACAATCCTAATCCAAGACTTCCCGCAACTCCCACTCCAGCAACTCCAACAGCGGTAGCCATCCATGTTTCATAAACAGAATGTTGATTATGCCTATGATCGGCAATAGTTTGTGCTGGTGTTAAGAAACGCATGGCAATTCAAGTTCTTTAATTGTATGAATAAGGCTAGGACTGATATTTGTTTTCCATTGATTGAATTGATCTGAATTAGAATCAATCAGAGGATTATCAGTTCTTTCAACAATATTTAATCCTATTTCATCAGGGTCTTCAATATTATTTGGGTTGGCATGGCAAGTAACCCATATTGTATCTTCAATGTTCCAAAGAAATCTTTTGGTATTGGGCTTGGTAATTCCCATGTCTCCTCCTTGGTAAAGAGCTTCCTGTTCAAATCCACCATCGGTAGTTTCTTTAAGCACAGCTACCTTTCCTTTAAGAATAAAAAAAGGATGCGTTGTCTTGTGCTTCATGGAAACAACATATGTATTTGCTGGCATGAATATTTTTCTCGTATAAATACCATTTGTAAAAAAGTGTTCTAATGGGCATTCCACGGGTGGAAAGTTAGCCATTTCAGCTTCAACCCTATCAATAGCAGATATTTCAACTAGTTCTTCCATATCAATAGGGCCAGCTTGCTCCGTCATCCCATGCATAGGTCGGGATTAATGCATTAAGCATCATGTTGTTTGAGAACTGTCTAATGGTACTACCCGTAGGTTCTTCCATGTCTGCCGTTTCTCTATTGACTTCGTAAATAGCATTTTGCAAGGAAACATTGTAAAGCTGATCGCTTCCTTTGTTTTCACGATAAACAACTGCCATCACAGCAGAGATCATCGCTTCTGGAGTGAACTCTACTTGATCAGTAAGGTTGTAAAGGTCTTGGTAATTCTTTTTGCAATAAAGAACTATAGAGTTTTTAACACATCCTTGAATTGCAAACCTTCGGAAAGCAGGGTTAATGTCGTAAGGTTGATAGATCGCCAAAAGCATTTGTGCTTGGGCATCTGGATCATAGGCATACAATCTGACTCTGCCATTGGTCTGTCCCTTTGTGCATTGGAATACACTCTTGAAGAAATTAGTTGAGTAAGAGTAAGCAGGAGCAACGCCAATAGTTATGGTTTCACTAATCCTTGTGCCATAAGCATTGTCTCCAAAGAATGTAATTTGTGTACCTGCATCAAGAGGAGATTCGGATTCTATGCAAAGTCGGTACGGAGCAACATCGTAATTCTGGTAAGTAACGTGTTTTCCTCCAATCTCAATAAACTTTTTGTTGCCTCCATTCCATCCATAGGCTTGTCCCCATCCGTTTCCTCCATAACCTCCTGCGGCTCCATTCGGGCCTCCATCCCAAGTATCAACAGGAATGCTTTGATACCATTCGTTTCCCAAAGATACAGGGCTACCATCAATCCAAGCAAGACGCACCTGACGATAAATGCTAGGGAGCGTTATGGCTTGGTTGACACAAGCAATAGCAACATATTCGCAGGTAGACTCAATGTCAGTCTTATTCCAAAGAAGCCTCCTTGCCTTGTTCATGTACGACATGAGCAACGTAGGATTGCAAGACCCGCTGTTTCCAGCATAGGGCTTAATTGCATCCATAATGTATGCTACATCGTAGAGTTGCATAGGTTAGATCATTTCTCCTTGGCTTAAAGGACGACCAACAAGAGAGCGTGTCATCGGGCGTTTAGGCCCAGACACACTCGGCAAGGATGATAGCTTGATGGTCGGAGCCGCTTTGACTTTGAGCATCTTGCTCCTCATCGCCCCTAATTTTGGGAGCTTTGGGAGTTTCATGGATCAAAGCCAATCAGCGTGAAACGGATTAGCGTTAGCACCCATACCGCTTTCATTAGCGGGGCCACCAACAGAGAAAGCACTCTGGCTCTTCTCTCCGATAGCTTTGATACGGGCAGTACGGGCATCCTTGTAAGCACGAATCGTAGGAATGTCGTTCTTGATCTGTGCCCTCTGCATGGGTTGGGGCATCACATGATCAGAGACGATTCCACGCTCGGTCTTATCGACCGTGTATTGTATGCCGTGGGAGGCCATATTACTTCTTGGAAGAACCACGACCTGGTGAGGTCGGTTCGGGTTGTTTTGCTCCCGCATATATTATCCCTGAGAACTCGTTGCCCCTAGGGTTGTTGCTCATGTTCTCTTTGATAGTACCACGGGTAGAGAAACCTTCGCTCTGGAGCTTAGGTTCGGTAGCACGATTCATGTCTTTAGCCATTGTATTAGTTGTTAGTTGTTTCTGTTATGAAGCATCAGATTGCTCCTAAATTGCTTACTTGCCAAGTAAATTTGGTAATATCTGCATTGTTGCTTAGTATCCAAATCTCAAAAGTGGAAGCCGTCGGTGTTCCAACAACTCCCCAAGATGCTTGTGCGGTTGCTGTACCAGCGGATGAATTGAAATATCCACTAATATTGTAATTAGCACTGTTGATTGGGGTAGTAAGCGTAATGGTAAATGTTTGTGGTGAAGAAGATGCCGTGACAGTAACAGTACCATTTTGCCAATTAACGGCATTCAGTTGATTCTGAATGGTCAGAACATTCTGTTGAAGAGTTGTAATTTGTTGAGGAGTAACCTCATTTAAGAAAGGGATATTGACCGTACCATTGTTTAGGTACAAAGAAATAAAACTATTGAAAATCGTTGCCCAATCTCCATTTGGACAATAACTGCTAGGAACAGTTGGGAAAAGGAGTTGTGCTGGAGAGGATTGGTTATCCATATTATTTTATCCTTGTACAGAAGAAATAGATGTAGGTAAAGGAATTATTCTGTAGTAATCCAAATCGTTTATTGGGCAAGCGACAATAGGATCAATCTCATCTCCAATACATATTCCCTCTGGTAAATCAAGATCAGCATTTAGATTACTTCCAATTCTCACACGATCTACAATACAAGTTCCCTGTATATCAACCTTGATTTGAAATTCAGCACCCTCCTGTAGATTAATTTGATTGGACGATTGGCAATCGTTGATGTCTGGGGAAGGGAATTTTATCTGTGAATACTTTGGCAAAGAAACTTGTGGAACACATCCGCTTTGCACAGGGGTACATTGATTTGAAGCAACAGAAATAGTATTACCGAGTTGAGTAAAATGAGGATAAGAATCAGGCAAGTATGACATCTCGACTGTCACTTGCTCATTGAGATTTGATACCCACATTTCTCCACCAACAAGTTGCTTACGGATGAACTTTGAAGCTCCAGGGTTAGGCGTGAAGTCAAAACGCTTGGTAATGAAATACGATTTGATGGGAACAGTCCCTCTTACTTGCGAGTAATCATCTACTCCCGTCAGATATGAGCTACTATTCTGAAGCTCGTATAGTCGGTTTACTCCATCCGCATCAAATGAGAATGCAAATCCACGTTGTACTTTATTTATTTGTGCCGTTAAAAGTTGTGTAGGTTGTGGCCCTTCCCACAATCCATTCCAGCGAGTTGGCAAGGAAGCATCTGGATCAATGCGGCTTTCCTGTTCAACATCCAGTACAATCATTGCCCTGCTAGGACGATGAAGACCATATGATGGATTAACATTAGCAACTGTAAATGGTGAAACAGTAGCAATCAATCGGTTGTCAAAGAACATTGCCGATTCAAATTGCCTCAACCAAGGCGTATCATGATTAACCCAAGGTTGCACTTCCCTGCTGATCTTACGGAAAGAAAGGGCTTCATAGAAGTCAACCTGTGCGTTGTTGTAGAATGCCCATCCATCATCGGATCGGAAATACACATCGTTGTTTACTCCCGTGATGCTCCAAGGAGAACGGCATCCACGACCAATCAATGAAACTTTTTGAATGTTGTTTGCTTGCCAAGTTGTTCTGTCTTGAGACAGATCAAGAGTAAAAGATCCATTCTCACAGAACACAACAAGTTCGCCCTGTCCACGAACATTGATGTTGAGAGATGGCATAATTCTCATTCCTGTAATCAACCCAAGATTTGATGGAGGAGTAAATGATCCACCTTCCTGCCAGTAGGTTTGCTCGGTAAAGTTCTGAGTATTGGAAGTCGTTGTGAATCCGTTTCCGTAAATGATGTCGGAAACATAGATATTGTTATTCTTGTCACTTACGGCTACACGCCCGTATGCATAGGCCATGATTGTTCCTACAGGCATTTGTTCAGCGGCGGGATTCAATCGGTAAACAGTACCATTTGTGGGTGCTGTGATTGCAGTATTTTTAGAAGTCGTTGTTGCTATGTTTGACCAAGGAGTTGCAGAACCATCTGGATAAACTGCCCTTACTTGAAATGAGCAAGAATTAGTAGATGAGCTTGCCATGTAGGTATAGAAATTCTGATTGTAAGAAATCTTGGCAAATGTGGTAAAAATCTGACTGCTGGTCTGGACTTGAAGCTCATTGAATGAGGCTCCTGGTGCATTGTTTGTCCAAGTCAAATTGATGTTTGTATTACCATCTCCCTGTGCTTGTAAGTTTGTAGGAGATCCAGATACGTTTCCACTCCATGCAATCGGATCTTGGTATCCATTCTGGATGTAAACCCAATTCTCTGCTTGGACAAACCAAGTATGCATCAGCGTTGGATCATTGCCTCCAATCAAAGGATAGAGGGTGCAAATGCTATTTACTATAGCAAGGAAGAATATCTGACCAGCTACGGAGCAAATGATGCCATCGACGGCTCCAGGTGATACGGCTTTGTATGGATATGCTCCTTGAAAGTTACCTGTTTGAAATAGCGTCAGATATGAATCATCATATCCAAAAGCCAGATTGATTTGAAGATCAGTAAACGGAGGACGGGTACTATTGATTCCTTGACGGAATGCCCTGTTTACGCAGGAAGAAACATATGTAGGCGGCAGGTTGCTTGGATGTGTTTCTGCATCCATTGCAATGGTTGCCGTAGTTCCATCGTAAATTCTTCCATCTCCACTCATGCTTTTACAATACCTTTTGCTTTATGCTTTTCCCATCTTTTTTTAGCATATTCAGATTGTTTCTTTCTTCGTTCTGGATCTTTATATATCTCAATAAGATTCCTTTTAATCTTTTCTCTACTTTCAGAAGTCATATTTTGACTTGCTAGTGAAATTTTTCTTATTGCCTCTGGCGTATGTTTCTTGCCTTTGTTAATTTGAGAAAGTTTTCTTTTAGTTTCTTCGGAAAGAGGCTTGCCTTTTCTGCCTTTCAACTTTATTGATAACTTCCTTTTAGATTCATCTGAATGTCTCTTAAGGTTGCCGCCACCAGAAAGCAAATTATATCCAAATTCTCTAATATTGCTTTTATAATAACCAATCCATGCTGTTTCTCTTTTATCAAGCATGTCTTGATTACACTCTTCTAAAATCAAAACATCAAAAGATGATTCGCCATACTTTTTCCAAGCTCTAAGAAAATGTTCATTATTATGGTAGCTAGAATTTAATGCGGCTTTGTGCGCTCTAATTCTTTCTTTGATATTAACGCTTTGACCAATGTACCATTTTCCATTTATGGAATTACGAAATCCATAAATTCCGCACATTCCATCTTGGGCCATATATTACGTTCCAAATACAATTGCACAGACTATAGA